AGGTTCTTTGGGGACGTGTTGGCTAACTGCTCTAAAGAGGTGTACGAGGCGAACATGGCAACGCTTACCGAGGATCTTGAGGAACTGGCAGTCTTTCTGGACAAGCATCAATACCGCATTAAAGTATTGGCAGAACAACTGAAAGCATGAGTACCCAAGACTTAACCTGTAACAGCCCCAGGCGCACTCCTGGTGGCCCCAAGAAGTTCGTGGTTCGTGCCTGTCAGAACGGCAAATCCAAGACGATTCGCTATGGTGATCCCAAGATGACCATCAAGAAGAGCAACCCAGACCGGCGTAGAAGCTTCCGGGCTAGGCATCAGTGTGACTCTAAGCCGCCAAGTAAGATGTCGGCTCGTTGGTGGAGTTGCCGAAATTGGTAGTTACATGAAAAGCAAAAAGGCTTTAAAATCGATTCCTTGCCACCCAGAAGCCCCGCCACGGGGTCGGCATAAACAAAATGGTAAAAGATGCGGATTTAAAACAAAACCTCAAGATTCGACTTTAAACGTCAAATTCAAGGTTGAGCAGTTAGAACTTGGCAACAAAGCGTGTTGCTGTTTTATAGGCAAATAGATTATGTTAAACGAAAAAGCTCATGATTATGTCGCCAATAGTGGAACAATAGGCGCAATAAACGAACTCTATGTTTCAAGCGATTTGATGGCAAAGGGCCTGAGTATATTTAGAGCTTTAAGTCCGTCATGTAAGTGCGATCTAATAGTTATGCTTAACAATGGCGAACTGAAAAGAGTTGAAGTTAAAACTGGTCATATAACTGGAAGTAAAACAGGGGACATAAAAATAAGACATGCTCCGTGTACTCATAATAATTTTGATTGGCTTGCAATAGTGCTTGGGAATCCTACTAGGTCGGGATCCATTTATTACATAGACTCAAATGGAAAAAGCATATTTCCAGAACAAAAAACAGACAACGTAGTTCTATACATTGTTAAAAAATAACTAGGCTTCCGTTTGCCATATTCCTTATAGGACATGCGTCTTTACAGCGTCCTTATAGAGCCTTAACGCTCCCGCTTAATAGCTGCCCTACCGTTTTCTGCTCGCCACTTATCCCAACGTTCCCGTTGTGCCTGGGCTACAATTTCGTAATGCTCCCGCCCCATATTGCGAGATTTTTGCGGCCCCCTAACGCTCCCGCCCTTTCTCCCCATGGCTGAAAAGTATTCTTTTAGGATCTGTTCTTTTGTCATGTTTTAATCGACTCCTTATAGGTGCCTAGGCTTCCGTTTGTAAAGGCGAACCAGGTTAGGCTGCCATTTATAAATAAAGATCCCGCAAGGGGTGGAACCTTGCGGGTGGTGAATAATTATTTTAACTCTTTAATATAAAGAGGTTCGCATGGAGTTTGATTAAAATGATTTTTCTTGAATGTTTCAAGTTCGATATCGTCTAACTTAACAATTAAGACACTGGAAATTATGTTGCCTACCTTCAATTGATGCCAAGATGGACTACCAGTACTTATTTCATACTTTTTCTTCATTATGTCTTCCCTTTCTTTTCATTCACGCATCGCTGCGCTGCCGTTTATTAGGATTGCCCAGGCTATCGCCCGGATCATTCCTCCGTTCCCCTCCGTTACGAGGGGAAACGAGGAAGGATTTACCTTGAATTATATAATGTATTATCAATTAAGCTCACGAACGAATCCAACATCTTTTCGTCTACCCAATCTTTTTGCAGATACCCCATTTTACTGCCCGATATTGTCGCCTTAATTTGTTTAAGGCTTTCCTTCAAATAATCTATTTTCCATTGCAATTCTATTTCTTTTGTCATGTGTATCCTTTCTTTATTGTTTTCTAGGCAAACCCTATCGGGTCTGTCCTTTGCCTCCCCCTTGTGAGGGGAGGACAAGGAAAGACTTATTTCCTAAGCATGAAGGCCACCCATGAAGCGAGAACCGCTCCAAGGATAAGGCCGTGAGCAAATGCAATTGCAATATTCATTTACCATTTTTCCTTTCTGATTGTGTATTGTTGAATCCCCATAAATGACCGCCACCGCTCTGCCTTTTCGCATGTTTCAAATCGGCAGACGAAGGAACCGGATCGGGTGTAGATGGCGAAGCAAATCATGATTGGATCGCCGTCCATCGGTAAACATTCACCGAATCAGTGTAAGCAACGCACTCCCATTTCCCGCCGATTGCCTCCGATATTTGATGGTAACAACCTTCGCCAATCCCGCCCTCGAAGTACGGCAACCACTTAGCATTGAGCGGGGGCAAGCTGATCCCATAAGGTTTTTTCACCTCAAGGCGTTTCAATACCTCTTGATCGAATAACTTGTGCCGCAGGAATTGATTAAACAAATCGGCGATGACGGTCGAGCGTTTGCAATATCCACAACCGCTCGCCTTGGCCGTTCCAACTTGTCGCCTTCCCTCCGTTGTGATTGCCTCACCAGTTGCGTGGGGATTGCAGCCCCATACCCTACTCTTTTTCCATTCGATTGTGATGGTCAAAGATTCGAGCCGTGGCTGTGCCTTTGCCTCCTCAATCTTCTTCTGCCTTTTGGCTTCTTCCCGCAACTGCTTGCGAGCTTCTGCCCTTGCTTGCTTTTCGCTTGCTTCGATTGTCGTTTGCATTGTGTATGTTTCCTTTCTTTTGTTGATTCTTATTCCAGCCTATCGGCCAGACCGAAACGCACCATAAAAGATGCGTTCGGGGTCTGATCGCCCTAGCTCTTTAGTGCTTTGTAGTTTTCTCCAAAGATTCCCACCAAGTCGTCGTGGCTGAGTCCGTAATGTTCCAAGGGGTCAACCGCAAACCTTCCGCAATCGGACTCGAATGGATTTGTGACAAATATCCCACGATGCGTAAATCCGCAGACTTGGGAGCAATGCCCATTCAATGAGTATAAACCAAACTCGTCAGCTTCCGCTTCATCGTATTCGGACAGATCGGCATCGCCATCTTCTTTTGCCCAATCTCTAATTGCTTCGAATGTTTCCCTATCAACTCTGACACAATCCCAACCATTCCATGTTGAACAATCCCAATAACCAACAAAAAATTTGGGGTCATCATATCTGAATATGACTTTCATGTCTCCACAGTCTGATGGTGTTTTAATTTTACTCATTAGATAATTCCTTCCGCATATTCAATAAACCCAACCCTATGCCCTTTGGCATCTTCAAAGTGATCTTTCCGCAGTCTGGTGACCATAAACTTTTCACCATCGGAAGCACGAGCGATCAAGTAAATCGGCTGACCATAAAAACCACGATCTACTACGATCATTTCCTCGCAAATCACTTCGACAAACTTGTCTTCTGATTTCATGTAGTAATGTTTTCCAACCTCTAGGAGGTTGGCCGTTAGTTGTGTGTTGCTTTGCATAGGGTCATAGTATTGCAAGCCGTTAGGCTGTCCAGCATTTTCTTTTCTTTATTTTGATGGTATAAATCCTCTAATGGATGCACCTGGCGGATCTCCAACCGCAAAAAAATCGAAGAATGGGAAAATGGCTTTCACTTCCGAAATTGAAGCCGAATGTGTGGCAGCTTGTTCCGCTGGATTCACGATAGAAAAGTGCGCCGGTTTAATTGGCGTTCCTATCGGTACTCTCAAGACTTGGACTAATAGATTCCCCGATTTTGCCCGCAAGCTGGAAACCGCCCGAAAAAAGCACGAACTGAGCCTATTGCGAGACATAGAATTAGCTGGCCAAAAATCATGGCAAGCTAAGGCGTGGCTTGCGGAAAGAGTTTACCAGCATGCAATCCCTAGCGCACGTTTGCAAGTATCTGCTAGCGTGGATCATAACGCCGGAGCAGGATTCGCCCAATTGATTGCCGGCTTAGCCAGCAGAAGAGCGGAAAAGAAAGCGCAAGTGATTGAGACTCAAACAATTAAATCAATTGAAGATTCTAAAACTAAAGACAATAGCTATTGTGCGACAGATGGCACGCAAAGTATTGTAGCACCAACACCTAGCCAAAACGAGGATGGGGCTCGCCGTAGCCGTCATGTTAGGATGAAACGCCGTAAACCAAGGTCAAAGGCCATAGACACCACCACGCCCCCCGCCCCGCCCCCAGCCGCCATTTAATTCGCATATACCCCCCTAAGTAATTCTGCCACAAAACAAAAAGAGGTCTATGGCCAAGCGTGTTCCCAAGTCTGCCCAGAAGTCTCCAGAAGAACTAATCCAAGAGCTACTTCGTCCCGTACCTTTCGCAGATAAAGTATTGGGACTCAACTTATATGATTGGCAAAAGAAGGTATTGGCAGACCTAGAGCCTAGAGACTGCCGTGTGGCGTTGCGTGCCGCCAACGGATCTGGCAAGACCAGCACCGTCATTTCCAGCATTTTGATATGGCACGCGCTCGTTTACCAGCGTTCCATAGCCGTAACAACCGCCGGTGTTTTCCGTCAAGTCGAATCCCAGCTTTGGCCTAGCATGAGATCCCAAATCGCCAAGCTTGGCGGCCTCTGGGAGGTTACCAGTGGCGAGATCCGCTACCTGCACCCTAACGGCAACACATCGCGCATTATAGGCTATTCTGCGACCGATCCTGGGCGTGCTGAAGGCTGGCACGCAGAAGACCACGAACACCACCCATTGCTCATGGTGGTAGACGAAGCCAAGACGGTAGCCGACCCCCTCTTCGAGGCCATCAGTCGGTGTCAACCAACGCGACTGCTAATCGCCTCATCACCGGGGGGTAGCAGTGGAGCGTTCTACCGGGCTTTCACCAAAGAAGCCAACATGTGGTCAAAGCACGCTGTTACTGCGTTTGATTGCCCCCATATTACCCAGGCACAGATAGACGAGGTCATCCAGCGGTATGGTGAGAAACACCCGCTGACCAAGTCAATGATCTATGGCGAGTTTGTTGACATAGGCAACGAGAGTCTGGTTATTAGCCTTACCCAGCTTCAAAACTGCTTTAATAGCCCACCTCAGTTCAAGCCAGGGACCAGGGTAGCCGGGGTAGACTTTGCCGCCGGTGGCGATGCCAACGTACTATGTATTAGGGATGGCAATAAGGTGCTACCCATGATCGCATGGCGCGAAAGGGATACGATGGCGGCTGTGGGTAGGTTTATTGTTGAGTTTAAGAAGGCTGGGCTAGAAGCCAACAACATCTACGCTGACGCCAGCGGTTTGGGCATGGTTATGTGCGATGCCTTGGCTGAATCTGGTTGGCCGGTCAACCGGGTTAACTTCGGGTCAACCGCCTACGACAACGAGGCGTATACCAATAGGTCGGCTGAGATGTGGTATGGCATGGCCAAGAAGATTGAGGATGCCGAGATCATTTTACCGGATGATGACGAACTGACGGCGCAACTGACATGCCGGCGCAGCATGACCAACTCAAAGGGTAAGCTTGGCGTGGAATCCAAGGACTCGATGCGATCCAGGGGTCTGGCAAGCCCAGACAGAGCCGATGCCCTTGCCCTGTGCCTGGATGGTGGTAACATGAGGTGGGATTTGACTTTTCCCGTTGAGAAGCCAACGTGGAAGTCGCTTCTTGCCATGATCGAGACACATGATCCCGTGATGGCAGGATTTGACCCAGGAGGTTAATTATGAACGTATGGAACTGGATTACTGCTAATTGGACCGAGATTGTTGCCGCCGTTGGTGGCGTGGTCTTGGCCGCTCGTATTATTGTCAAATTGACTCCGACCCCCGCTGACGATTCATTCCTTGAGAAAGTCGTCAATTTCCTAAAGGGCGTTGGGCTGAACATCAAATAATTTTAAGTGATCGGTGCGATACTACAAATCATCGCATCGTTCCTTCGCCTCATCCCCGGCTGGCGGGAAAAGCGCATTGACAAGATTGAGGGCGAGTGGCGCGACAATAACTCTGCCATTGATGCTGACCTTGGCCCTAAGCCTTGGTGGTTGCGCCAGTACAACGAGTCCGTTGACCAAGACAAGCGGAGCGGTAACTGATTTAATGTCCGATGAAAATTATGTTCAAATTCGCAACAGCAGCCCAGGGGTCAAAGCTTGGGCAAGAAAAGCTTTGCATTACGTCAACGATCTGTCATACGAACTGAACAGGGAGCGAGAGAAATAATGGCTGACAATAATCCACGCGCAACGTATTACCAAAGAATCCTAGAGGCGTTAAACCAGCGGGAAAGCTGGGAGAATCGCCAGAGGTTGTTTTATCAGGCTCGTTACTTTGGTGTGCGCCGGAAGATCAAACCTTGGCCTACTGCCGCCGATTTGCACGTTCAGTTGATTGATACTGCCATTGAGAAGCTGAAACCAAGCTTCGTCAACAGCGCAATCGGCAACGACATCCTTTCCAGCTTTGTCCCCATGCGCCAGCAGTTGACCCCGATCACGGTGTCAGCCGAGCGTTGGTTTGATTACAACATGCGCGAGAAGACCAATTTTCAGAAGGAGATTGTGTCGGTCATCGACAACATTCTTTTGTTTGGCCGTGGCGTTGCCAAGGTGATTTGGGATGAGGACAAGAAGCAGATTAAGTTTGACGCTATTGACCCATTCCATATTATTGTTCCTTCCTACACCAAGGAGTTCAAAGATGCGGATTTCATCGTACACATCATCTCGACTAGTATCGACTCCTATAAGGCAAATCCCGCTTACAAGCAGAACGAGGAACTCATCAAGATCATTTCTGGTAAACCCTCCAAATCGGTGGGCTTACGAAGTGAAATTCAGGATGAGATTTATCGACGGGAAGGAATTACTCAGGAAGGCGAGAATGATCGCATCATTCTTTGGGAAATGTATACGCCGACCAAGGACGGCTGGAAGGTAGAAACCTACAGCCCACTTCAGATCCAGACCGACATCCGCAAAACTTTTATTCTGCCGTACAACCACGGCGAACCTCCCTTCGTTGACTTCCCATATGAGGTCACCGGGGGCGGTTGGTATAGCCCAAGAGGAGTGGCCGAAATCCTACTCCCAGGCGAGAACCTGCTGAATAAACTCAAGAACAGCCTCTCGGACTATGTGGAGCTTGCCAACCGACCCGTTTTTGAAGCACAGAATCCGATCTCGCTCAACACGGCGAATCTGAAGATGCAGCCCGGCCAGATCCTTCCGCAGGGTCTAAAGCCGGTTCAGTTCAGCCAACCTCCATTCGACTTCCAGCGTTTGATGCTGGAAGAGCGGATGCTGGCCGAACAGCGCATGGGTCAGTTCGACATGAGTTCTGCTGGTCAGTATACCGGGGCGGATCGCAAGACTGCCACCGAGGTGCAGGCTATCCAAGGTCAGGCGGCTGCTTCTGGAGACTTACGCAATCGGATCTTCCGTATGAGCTTGGCGCATCTGTTCAAGCAGTGCTGGTCGCTTTACACGCAGTACAACAAGAAAGACTTGATGTACCGCTACGCCGAGGAAACTGGGCAGATGGTTCCGGAAGGCATCCATGCTGAGTATTCCATCGAACCAAAAGGCGGACTCGACTTTATTAACCGCCAGTTTGCCTTGCAGAAAGCTGTGGCTCGAATGCAGATGTTCCAAAATAATCCCTTCGTCAACCAAGGCGAATTGGTCAAGTCGGTGCTGGAGCAGGACGATCCTTCACTGGTTCGCCGGTTGTTCCAAGACCCGCAGGCCGCTTCTGGCGACCAAGCAGAGGATCAGGCCACAGAAATTGCCACCATGCTTGCCACCGGATTCCCTGTAGCCATCAAACCTTCAGACGATCACAAGGCGCACATCTCGGTGCTATTTGCCTTTAACCAAGCGGCGCAAGCCCGTCAACAGCCTGTAGACCAGGCGGCCATGCAGGTACTCATGGCGCATCTCCAACAGCATTTGGTTGCCTTGGAGAAGATCGACCCCAACACATCCCGCGCAATCCAGAAACAGCTTCGTGATGCGGCTAAAGCCCAAGTCCAACAGCAGGCACAGCAGTTGCCTCCTGGTGCGATGCAGGGTCAAGCACCCGCTCCGATGCCTGCTTGAAAGTACCGGTAATGCGGGATGCCTTCCAACAGGAAGGCTTAAAACATCTTTGCGAGTGGGCTAACAAAGAAGGTGCCGTAGGCAAGGCGGTTGAAATTGGCTCTTACAGCGGTGAGGGTACGATTGTCATCGCCAAATACTTCAAAGAAGTTTTGGCCGTAGATCCTTGGCTAAACGGCTACGACATCAATGACCGGGCTAGCCAGCAATGCCCGATGAAATTTGTTTTTGAGAAATTCCAAGAAAATACCAAGGGTCTTGGTAATGTCATGTTTAGTCGCGGGAAAAGTCTTGACGCGCTGGAGTTCGTCAAGGATGGTGAGTTGGACTTTATTTATGTTGACGGCGATCATAGGTACGAAGCGGTCTTGGCTGACATCAAGGGTTGGAGGCCCAAACTTCGTAACGGAGCGGTGCTTGCTGGACACGATTGGAGTTTCAAAGATGTACAAAAGGCTATATACGAGACGCTTACAGGTAAGGAAGCCGTACTTTTCCAAGGTGATTCATGGGCGGTAAAGCTATGAGAAAACTGAAAGCAGCACTGGCATTTATTAGGGATCAAGAATGGGTTGATGAACCCAAATGGCTTGAGGAGGACGAGAAGGCATTGACCGCGTTTCTTGGCACGCCAACCGGGAAGCGATTAAGCTTGATCCTACTCAATCTTACTTTGCGTCAAAATGCGTCTGCTGTAATGAAGAAACCAGATGGACTTGCGGATGCCTGTGGTTATGCTAAAGGGTTTAGAGGTTGTGTGGCGACTTTAGAGTCGCTTGCAACTACAAAATTAAACTCCGCCATTGCTGGCTACGGTGATGGAGAGGATGAACCAGTAGCAAACTAACCTAGTGCCTTGACTGACTCCCAGGGCAATTAGTGTAAGAAAGGGTCAAATGGCAGATTCAAATAACCTGACCGAGGCGGAATTGTTGGCGATGGCTCAAGCGTCTGATGAGGGGCGGGAATACACTCCCGAACCAAAAAAAGACGAAGAACCAAAAGCTGAAAATGCCACTGAGGAAAAGGCCAGCGGAGATACCGAGCAGAAACCCGCGACTGCTGAAGAAGCCAAAAACGAAAAGGATGCTTCGAGTGAAGCACCTGTATCCGAAGAGAAATCCAAGGATGCAAAAAGTTCTTTAACAACGCAACCTGATGAAACCAAGTCGGAGTCGGCTTCCGAAGAGAAGAAGCCTACCCGTTACGAGAAGGCCAAGTCACGTCTTGAAAAAGAGTGGGAGGATGTCAGGGCGGAGAAAGCAAGATTAAAAGCGGAGCGCGAAGCCATTGAAAACGCCAAAACGCAGGCTACACAGTCTGGTTCTGAAACGCCGAAAAGCGGAAGTAGACGCTTTAGCGCGGAAGATTACCGAGAGGCGGCAAAGAGCTATCGTGAGGAAGGCCGCGATGATCTTGCAAAACTCGCTGACCAAAAAGCCACTGAAGTCGAGACGGAAGAGCGCAGGGAAATCGAGCAGAAAACCCAGGCAGAGCTAAAGTCTGCATGGGATAAAAATCTGCTGGAAGAGGTCGAGAGCAATCCCGAACTCAAGGATTCTAACAGCGCACTTTACAAGGCCGTATCGGAAATGCTCCAAAACCACGCCATCCTTCGCAATTACCCTGCCGGGATCAAGGATGCAGTAGGGATCGCCAAGATCCGTATCAAGGCGGAGGCCGCCTCCGATTTGGAAAAGAAGGTTGCAGAGTATGAGCGAGAAATCGCCCAACTCAGAAAAGCGACGATGCCAGCTTCGGGTCAACCGTCCGCGCCGAAAAAGACTAAGGCGTTCCATGAACTCTCCCTGGAGGAGCAGGAAAAGGAACTCTTTAAGATGGCTGCGGAAGCTGACCGGAATGGCTAGTCAACAAAGGATATAAACTAATATGGTTACCACTGGTTCAGTCTCGGCGCAGTTCCAGACGTACTTCTCGAAGGCGTTGCTGGAGCGTGCGCTCCCCTTGCTCCAAATGGAGCAGTTCGCAATGAAGGTTCCTTACCCCACCAAAACGGGCGGGAACAAAACGATTCGGTTCTTCCGCTTCGGAGATCCGTCAATCAGCGCAATCGCTAACCTCTCGGAAGGCACCACGCCTGCCAGCGGTGACGAGCGCGATCTGACCCTCTCCTCGGTCGAAGCCACCCTGGTGCAGTACGGCTCCAAGATCATCCTCACGGACGTTCTCTTGGCCACCGAACTCTTCTCGCACCTCGCCCAGGCCACCAAGCAGCTTGGTGAAGATGCCGCCCTCCACGCCGACACCCTGTGTCACCGCGCGTTGGTGCAGGATTCTTCCACCAGCACTGGTACCGGCGTTGCCACCAAGTCGTATGCCCGTTATGCCCAGAACGGCACCAACGGAACGACCTTTGCGACCAACTCCACCCCCAACTCAGCGATCACGGCCACCGACCTTCTGGACGGCGCCACTTCGCTCTTCATCGCTCGCGCCCCCAAGATCAAGGACGGCTACGCGCTCGTTGCGCACCCTGCCGTTATCCGCGATCTCCAGCAGGACGATGATTGGTTGAAGGTTTCCAGCTACTCAGCCCCGGATCAAATTTTTCGGGGAGAGGTTGGAAAACTTTTTGGTTGCAGCGTGATCAGCTCGACCAACGTGCAGACGTTCAACACCTCCGCCTCCGGCGTGGGTGAAGCCACCAACAGCACCGGCGCGGTTTACGCGAATGTGTTGCTCGGCGGCGGATCGTTTGGCGTTCCCAGCCTGTCCTCCGTGGCGGCTTCCGGTTCGCCCTTCGCCCCGAAGGTCACGATCATTGACGCGCCCGACAAGAGCGATCCGTATGGTCAGAAGATCATCGCTTCGTTCAAGACGTTCTACGCTGCCAAGCAGTTGGACCCTCGGTTCTTCCGAGTGTTGTTCAGCAAGTCGAACTACAGCTAATAATTAAATGGGAACCCTAGTTATCGCTATGGGTCGCCCAGGGAAAGCTGGGGAGGATAAAACCTCCCCAGCTTCTTCCTCAATGGAAAAGCCAATGCACAAAAAAATGATGAAATCCGGTATGGTAATGTTGCCCATCTCCAAGTTCGAGGTGAACGATGGTGGTGAAGATGTTACCCCGGAGGTTGGCGATTCCGTTGAACTTTCTGGCACGATTCACATGATCGAGAATGGCATTGCCCACGTTAATGTGGAACACGCCATGACCGAGAATGAATCTTCTGACAAGTCTGAAGACAAGTCCGAAGGTGAAGATTCGATGTCTGAAGAAGAGCGAATGATGAAGCTTGCCGAAGAGTCCGATAAGGAGAACTATAGCTAATGCCTGTTTACCAGTACGAGGACACCAGAAATGGGAATGTTGTCGAACTGGAAAAGGCTGTGGCCGAAAGGGACAAAGTCCCGCGTTATCTTAAAAGATTCCAAGTGCCTGCAAGATTGGCCCTAGTGGGGGTTGGCGAACCCCTCGACAATCCGCTGGGTGTCAATCAAACCAATCTTATGAAGGGGTACTACCGCCAAGAACAAAAGCTTGGCAGTAGGTTTAAGAGCCAATACACGCCAGATAGTATCAAACGTGCGGCTCTAAGGAGACAAAAAAATGGCTAATGAATTTGTTCGTTCCCAGCGTAAAGCCAAGGGTCGCGCTCTGCGCTTTGATGCCCAAGGCTTCACCAACGTGTTTGAGATCACGGCTTCGTCCAGCGGCGGTACGGTTAACACCGTGGCTACTGCCCCGGCCTCGCTGAATGTGACCTTGAACGGTACTTCCTACCGCATCGCGTTGCACAGCTAATGCGCCTCTTATCTCGCCTTACATTGGGTAATGGTGGGACGATCATCGCATCGTCGGCTTCCACGAACACTGGAAGCTACGATGCGGTGACCGCACTTACCCTCTCCACGGCAACTCTTGTGATTAGCGGTGCGACCAGCACGGCCACGCTTTCTGCCGGTGTCACGGTTTATGGTGACATCGACCAGGTGGCGTTGACCGGCGGTGGCCTTGCTATCTACGCCCGCAAAGATTAAGGAGGCCCACCATGGGTCGTCAGTGGAATCAGATTATTGAAAGCCTTGGTCCGCTTACAGGCGGAACCATGTCGATTAATGCAAATTTGGCAGACATCGAGGCTTTGCTTACTACCATTCAGGCTGACATTGCCGATGGCATTCAATCCACCAAAGGGACGACCACAACCGGGACGTTGACCGCTGGCACTACAAACGGGACTTTGTTTGCAGCCAAGGCCAACCGCAACTACCTCTTGGTGCAATGCACCAGCGGAACGGTGTTTATTGACACCAACGGAACAGCCAGCACAACCGATGACATACAATTGACAAGTGGCCAGGGCATTACTTGGGAAGGATCATTTATACCAACTGGAGCTATTGCCGCAATTACATCAACCGGAACGGCAAGAATTATTGGGGTTCAGGGTTAGTTTATGGCATTCTTTGGTGGGTCTAGCGTTGACTTGACTTCCCCCGGACCAATCGGTTCAATTACGCCGAATACAGGTGCGTTCACAACGCTTTCGGCAAGTTCTGGAATGACCGTAAAATTATCGACAGGACTAACTGACAGATCAATTACAGGTCTGGGTAGTACAAGTGGGTTTTCGATAGAAACATCAAACGCCTACGTTTTAACAGTTGGACAATATGCAACAAGATTTGGAAGAGGTGGTGATTTGGGAGTTACAATAAGAAGTGATAGCGCATTTGGAATCACGAGCGGAAATGCGGATGGAACAATAGATACAATCCTAAGAAGAGATGCGGCAAATATATTCGCCCAACGCAACTCCACCAACGCCCAAACCTTCCGCATCTACAACACCTTCACCGACTCAAGCAACTACGAGCGTGGGTTTATGCGGTGGGCTACGAATGTGCTTGAGATTGGGGCGGAGGCGGCGGGGACTGGGACTCAGAGGCAGTTAAGATTTCCGCTAGGCACGGTTACGGCCTCCACGCCTCTCTCTATCACCCAAACTTGGAACAGCGCTGGGGTAACATTTACTGGCCTTCAGCTTAACGCCACAGATACGGCCTCTGCGAGTGGGAGCTTGCTGATGGATTTGCAGGTTGGTGGTTCTAGCAAATTTAGAGTTGAAAAAGGTTCAGATTTATATGTGGGAACTAAATTTTATTATAATGAAGCAAATGGTGATCTTAGACTTGGAAGCGGCCCAAATCATAGATATGGATTTGTCCAGAGAGCAGTATGGACTTATAATGATGGGGTTATAGCATGGAATTCTACATCTAATGTCAGTTCAGGTGGAACTAATGTAGATTTAATTTTAGCTAGAGATTCCGCAGGAATCTTTGCCCAGCGCAATTCAACCAACGCCCAAGCATTCAAACTCTACCGCACATTCACAGATGCATCAAACTATGAGCGTCTTGGATTTTTAGCCACAAACACAACTCGCTATACCATTACATCAGAAAACGCTGGAACTGGCTCTGCTAGGTCTTTGGAGGTTTCTTTTTATACTGCGGCCTCTGATCCAACCAGCACAGACATTACTAGCGGTTGTTTCTCCGTCTGGAAAAACTCTGGAACAGGCATAGTTAAATTGTGGGCTAATGACGGAGGCACAATGAAATCCGTTGCCTTGGTATAATTTATGAAACAAATCACCCTCACCGAAGAACAAGCCAAAAACGCAATGCAACTCCTAGACCTAGCGGTCAAAGCTGGAGGACTTAACGCCTCTGTCCTTGCCCTGCCTATCGCTCAGGCGATTGAGGAACAGCTAACTGCCAAGGAGAAATCCGAATGACCTTCACAATCGAGATCACGGAACAGATCCATCTGGACGGCATAACAAAGGCTAGGGAGGCGTACAATGCTTCGTTGGCCGAGGATTTATCCGAGCGGATCAATACCGACTCCGACTACGTCCAATTTGTCATGGGTAAGGCGGCTGAGAGCTATTCCAAACAGTATCAATTTGAATGATAAAACTCCTCGCCACCTGGCTGACCAATTTGAGTTTGCGTTTCTTGATGACTCGCTCGGAGTACGCTTGTTTCAGGGAGGCGTTGAAATTTGCCACCGAGAACAATCAGATGGTCAAGGAAACAAAGTACATTGGGAAGGTGAAGCACCTGTTGAGCGTCAACCGTTCGATCAAAAGGATTGTCGAGGAAGGCCGGAACCGGGACGAGGTGACGGATGCGGTTGTTCATCTCGCCGTGGCGTTAAAGTATCTGGAGGGTCGGGGTCGTGAGTCTTGATGAGGTATCCGACCTTAAAGACAGGGTGGCAAGTGTCTCAGAGCGTTTGGCAAGAATGGAAGAACGCCAGATGACCCTTATTTCCATGATAGAAAGGTCTTTATCAAACTTTGGCGACCTATCCAACAGGGTAACAGCCATAGAAAGCCTTAAAACCAAGATGCTACTTGTGGCCGCCGGACTAGGTGCTATAGTCAGCTTCGCCTGGGACTTCTTCAAGTCCAAGCTAATCAACGGAGGGTAAATGGCAACTTTAGGCACACAAAACATCAGCACGACTTACAACCAGGTATTAAAGACCTATGGTTCAAACATTGTTGATTCTACCCTTCGCAATGTTTCCAGCGGTGATGAGGCCGGCGTTTCTGCCCTACAAATCTCAACTACTGGTGTAAAAAGCACCGGCACATTTGCCGTGGATGGTGCGGCCACGTTTGGGTCAAACATCACGGCATCCACAGGCACTTCCACGATTGGCACGATCAGCGTAAATTCGGCCACGATTGGAACGCTAAGCACGCTTAATGGAATTTCTGTAACGACCACGGCCACGTTTGGCACGGCTAGGATCACCGGGTCTACCGGTGGCTTGACTGCAATCAATTATGGAACTGCCGCATTCACTACTGCCACCGTTCCGACCAACGGATCTTCAACCGGAACCTTTGCCATCAATGGACTTGGCTTGAATGATATTGTAAACGGAAGCCTTAATTCAATTGGCTCTGCCACCGGATCACAGGCTTTGTCATTCTTTGTTTTTGCCAAGGCAGCCAATGTTGCCGGTTACACTCTTTGCAACGTGAATAACACAACTATTTCCACGGTTCCCGCTGGAACCATTTACGCAACCGCCATGAGGTTTACTGCCTAATATGTCAATCAAATTTAATCGTTCCCAGACATTTGCAACCAACGGCACCGTAACGGCTGCTGGGTTGCACAACCTTGTTGACGGCCTAGACATCTACCAGGCGTTGATTACCGACCAGACCAGCCTTACTGCGGTTGCCCCGGAAGACAGCATTCTTATTGCTGATGCCAGCTTGACTGCTGGCGATGCGCCCAGGCAGACTACGGTTCAGAATTTGTTTGAGGATGCCTTGAGTTCTGGAACGTATATTGGGTTAAACCTGTCTGGAGCGTTGACCTACGGAACCGCCACAGGAAACCGCACGGTTAGCACCAGCGCAACGATTACTACTGGAACGATTCCTAATCTTACCGCTGGAACCACCACATCCACCATTGCCAGCATCACCACCGGAACGATTGGGAACCTTACAACCACATTGGCGGGTGATTTTGCAATCAGCCAGGGAACTGGTACACTTGGAACTTCCGGGGTAACCTCCGGAACCTACGGCGCAACCACGGCGATACCGATCATCACCGTAGATGCCAAGGGGCGCATCACCACCGTATCAACGGCTTTGGCGCAGGCCGGAGCAACCGGCGGCGGATCTGACCGCGTGTTCTATGAAAATGACCAATCAGTAACAACCAATTATACAATATCAACCAATAAAAACGCAATGTCGGCTGGACCAGTAACAATTAGCACAGGTGTTACAGTTACCGTGCCAACTGGCGCAGCTTGGACAATCGTATAACCATGAGCCTCCTCAAAGCCAACTCCGTCCAAATCGGCCAATCAGCCACGGCCACCAACAACTTCACCCTGTCCGTGCCGTCCTCACCCGATGGCACAATCAAGCTGGCAAGGGGGAACAGCGGGGCGACTACGGCTGATGTTCTTAGCGTCAATGCGAGCGGGGCGATTACTGGGGCGACCATCTCTGGTGCGACCATCAATTCCTCAACGCTTAACGGTGGATCAATCACGCTCGGTACGGCTCAGAACTCGACCAGCGGAACTGCGATTAATTTTACAGGGATTCCGAGTTGGGCAAAAAAAATTACGGTGATGTTTAATGGGGTTTCAACAAATGGATCTTCGTTTATTGAGGTAAGAATTGGCTCTGGATCAGTTGTTTCAACTGGATACATATATTATGGTGGATATGCTGGCACTGGTACATCAGCTTCGACTTCAACAAGTGGATTTAGTATAGATGCTGGTACTGCTGGCGGGGCTGGTTATGTGAGATATGGGTATGTTGTATTGCTAAACATAAACTCAAATAATTGGATTGGTAATGTATCAACCTCATTTACTGCGGCTGGAAGTTATTATTTTAATTCTGGATCTGGCTCAGTTTCCTTGTCTGGATCGTTGGATCAAGTCCGCATCACCACAGTTAACGGAACAGACACTTTTGATGCTGGAACCATCAACATCATGTACGAAGGATAATTTATGCCTCTCTCAATTCACGGAACTAACGGAATCACTTTCAATGACGGGTCTGTTCAGGCAAGTCGTGCGGCAGTT